AAAACGTTTAAAGCACTAGCAGCTGATATCGGAGAGGATAATGCAAAAGACTTTCTTAATAACTATATGTTTCCAGAACTATCTTCTTGAGCTCTAATTTCTTTAACAAATAATCTAATAACCTCTGCCCCTTTATATTTTAAAGCGCTTTCAGTTTTTACTTTAAACACCTCTAAAGCTTTTAATAAACATTCACTCTTTGTTGCTGAGGCTGTTTTCCATAGGTATAGCGGGCCCACTTTTATTACATAGACCATTCTTTTATGAATTATATACTTGACATCTGGTGTATTTGACATTATTATATAACAATATTTATGCGTATAAGTCACGAAACACCTATTAGTCTTCTAGAAACATCAAGAAGTTATAATGATTATGATTATTGCTTAGTACATCTATTACCTGAGCATAAGGAATATCTTAATTTTTATAAAGAGTCTGTTGATATGGGTCGACATGTGTTGCTTGATAATAGTATTTTTGAACTAGGTGAAGCATATGATTCAAAGGAATTTGCTTACTGGGTTAACGAACTTCGTCCAACAGAATACATTATTCCTGACGTACTTGAGAGCTCCGAAGGCACTATTGAAAGCTTTAAAAAGTTTACTAATGATTATAAAGACCTTCCAGGTAAGACGATTGGTGTAATTCAAGGTAAAACATATAAGGAGATTGTTGACTGCTATAACTATATTGCACCTCGTGTACATAAAGTAGCTATATCATTTGACTACTCATTTTATCTTAATGAATGGAATACACGTGAAGATTATATGAAGGAGTCTGACCCGTTTCCTATCTGGGCTCAAACTCTCGAATTAAACAAATGGGTTCGTTATACATTCGGTCGTATAGCTCTTTTAAATCGTCTTTATAATGATAAGATTTTACTCCCTAAACCTCATCATTTGCTAGGATGTGCAACACCTTGGGAGTTTAAGTTTTATAAGAAGCTTCCACTATCAAGATATGTTGATAGTATTGACACATCTAACCCTATTGTAGCAGCTATTCTTCATAAGAAATATAACCCTGTTTATGGTTTGCACGAAAAGTGGTCTGTTAAACTAGTCGATTACATCAACGCCAATATAACACGCGAACAGCTTGAATTAGCTTTTCATAATACGTGTCTCTTTAGAAAGTTTTGTTCATGAGAAAGTGGGTAACATTTTTTAGTCAGACAGGTTCTGAAATCTATAAGCTTTCAAATAGGCTTAAAAGAAATCCTGATGTTATTGTAACAAATAGTGAACGGATTAAGCCTGAAGTTATTGATAAGTTTGGTGATAGTATTGTCTATGTAGGTCCTAAACCTACTGTAGAAGATTATCTTAGATTTATTCCTGTTAATAGTTTAGTTACTCTTCACGGTTGGCTTAGAATTGTACCAGAAGAAATATGCGATAGGTACGAGATTTATAATCTTCATCCTGCTAACTTATTTCATAACCCTGAATTAAAAGGTAAAGATCCTCAAAAAATGGCTTATAAACAAAAGCTTATATTTTCAGGTAATACTATTCATCGTTGTACAGCTGAATTAGACTCTGGGGAGATACTTGAGCATAGTTATACTTCTATTGAAGGATTGACATTAGATGAAACAGTTGCTACTTTACATGAAGATGCTACAAATTTGTGGTATAGATTTTTAAAAAAGCATTTATAATAAACAAATGAAAATTGCTATTTCAGGTGCTCATAGTCAAGGTAAGACTACTCTTGTAAATTATTTACAAAGTACAGGTAAGCTAACTGAGTTTGATTTTATGACTTCTTTAACAAGAGGTATGCAGGAAGCAGGTTATAATATTAACGAAGATGGAGATGAAGTAACGCAGCTAGCGATTATGGCTAAGCATTTTCAACGACTTAGTTATAAAGGTGAAGTAATTTATGATCGTTGTGCTTTAGACGGTTATGCATATTCTATGTCTCTGATAAAAGATCTTAGAGTTTTAGATATTATTAGAGATATGTTTTTGTTGATGGTAGATAGGTATGATATCATTTTTTATGTTGAGCCGGAGTTAGATCTTGTAGAAGATGGTCAAAGGACTGTGAATAAAGATTTCTTCGATAGTGTAGTGCAATCTTTTGATTGTATTATTAAATCATATGCAATACCTGTTGTAAGGCTTAGTGGTTCTGTAGAAGAACGTGCTAGACAATTTTTTATTGCATTACAAGCTAAAGAAGCAGAAACTATTGAAAACGAATTTTACGAATTATGAGTACAACTAACATGAACGACATTGCATCGAGGTCCTTAGGATCTTCGGCTTCGTATGCAGTATATACAGATAAGTTTGATCCTACATTGCTTAATCCAATGCCTCGATCTCTAGCACGAGATGATTGGGGTATTAAAGCAGGTAGTTTTGTAGGTTATGATACTTGGCATTGTCATGAAGCTACTTTCCTTCTTGATAGCGGGGTACCTGTAGCTGGTACATTGAAGTATGTTTATTCCAGTGATTCCGAATTCATGGTAGAGTCGAAGTCAGCTAAGCTCTATCTCAATTCGTTCGATATGTGTAAGATGGGTGAGAATTATACCCGTGCTATTGTTAATTACGAAAATCAAGTTCGTACAGATCTTGAAAATGTTCTTAAGACGCCGGTTTCGGTTAAGTTTTTCCGTTCCGGTGCTGATTCAAGCGCTGCCGACCCTGTTTACGGTTATATCGATCTTGCAGATAAAGTTCATTTCAGTACCGAGATTACTGATTACGCTTCTAAGGAAGAACATCTTAAGTTTTACTCTCTAGTAGACGGAAATGAAATCGTTGAATGTAAGTATTTTACTAACGCGCTAAGGTCTCGTTGTAGGCATACAAAGCAAAAGGATACAGGAGCTGCCTATATTAATATTATTACAAAGGGATGTGAAGTAAATCCTGTATCACTCTTTAAGCAAATTGTATCATTGCGTGAAGTTAACGAGTTCCATGAGTTCTGTGCAGAAAAACTCTATACAAGCATTAAGAGTCATCCAGCAGTAATTGATTGTGCTGTAACTCTTCTTTATGCACGTAGAGGTTCACTAGATATTAACCCAACTAGGGCTAGTAAAGTAGAACTTCTCCCATCAGCTCTTATTAACCACACTCTTTATACAAAAAAGGCAATGGGTCAATAAGATTCACACTAGCACAAACAACAAAACCATTATAATATATTAACGATATGAGCGAAACAACAAACAAAATCACAATCTTCTTTGACTCCGTGGGTCGTACGATCCTTGGAGAACGAGTAGACGAGCAGACAACAGATTCCGTTCTTACTATTAAGAACCCCGCTGTTGTTCACATCATCCCAAACCAGCAGACAGGTCAGTTGACACTTCAGATCCTTCCTCTCTTCTTCAGAGAGTTCTTGGCTGATAAGACTGAAGCTACTACTTGGAAGTATAACCGTTCACTCATTACTGAGTGCAATGATATTGCTTTCGATTTTAAGCTTCAGGCTCAGTACACACAGATCTTTAACCCTAGTCCGATCATTACCCCAACTAATGGCGGAGTAACACCTGCAGGAAAGGGGGATGTTGTTCGTCTTTTTGACGAAGAATAATTGGATTTAATAGAAGCAGCATCTAATATTGTCGTATGGCTAAAAACGAACTCTCTCATTTAAAAGATATTTTTAAATCGGTCGATGACTTAAACCCAGACGCCGCAGTATTAGATGCTGCTACTCTATCAACAGCAGATGATTGGATTGATACAGGATCATATGCTTTAAACGCAATCATTTCAGGTTCCATGTATAAAGGAATTCCTGGAGGACGTATCACAGGTTTTGCCGGTCCGTCGATGGCTGGAAAGACTCTTATTATGAATAAGATTATGGCTAACGCTCAAAAGAAAGGATATATTCCTGTCATTTGGGATTCAGAAGTAGCTGTAGATAAGAAGAGTGCTGAAGGTGCAGGTATGGATACTACACGTGTAAAGTACTATCCGGTTGAGACAATTGAAGATTGTCGTAATCAAATGTCGGCTTTCCTTGATAATGTAATCAAGGCTGATAATCCTGATCTTAAGTTTATTGTAGCAATTGATTCACTTGGTAATCTTGCGAGTGCTAAAGAAGTTAAGGATGCTACTGCAGGTAAGGACTCTGCAGATGTCGGTCAACGCGCTAAGGCAATTAAGTCTATGATGCGCACACTTACCTATAAAGCTGCTAAGGCTAAGGTACCAATTTTGTTTAGTAATCACATTTATGAAGGAATGGAAATGTTCCCTACTCTTGTTAAAACTCAGAGTGGTGGTAAGGGGCCAATTTATCTTGCGTCGGTTCTTGTACAGCTTAGTACGAAGAACGAGAAAAGCAGTGATAATCCTAATGAACAATCTGTGGCTATTGCTCACAATATTTCTGGTGTTACACTAGGTGCAATGACAGTAAAGAATCGTTTTGTACCGTCATATCTTAAGACAGAGCTTTATTTAAACTTTAAGTCAGGTCTCGATAAGCATGCCGGTCTTTTTGAAATTGCTGAAGCATTTAAGGTTATTGAGAAGCCTGGACGTACAGTAATGTACAAAGGTGAAAGTCTCGGGTACAGAAAAGATCTTGAAAAGGATCCTAAGTTCTGGGAAAAGATTATGCCAGAGCTAGAGAAGGTTCTTCAGGAACAACTTTGCTACGGTACAGGAGATTCAGTGGATATTGAAGAAGAAGTCGATAATATCGAATAATGCCCGCTCCAACACCTGGTAAGCTTGATCTCGATTATTACGAGAACATTATTCTTTTTAATTCTCTTCTTAGTCAGGAATATCTAGCTTCGATTATTGATCATGCTGATCCGTCTTATTTTAATGATAAAAGTATTCAAACAGTTTTTAAGTGCATTGTTTCGTTCTTTGCTGAACGTGGAGCAGTGCCTACAGCTACTGAAATTAAGTCCAGACTCTCAACAGACGAAGAAAGACGATCATTTAACGAAGTAGTAACACGCTTTAAAGAACTTGATACAAAGTTTAATAAAGAAGAACTTCTTAATAATACAGAGAGGTTTCTAAAAGAGAGGTGTCTTTATAAGACTATTGTTGATACTGCTGAAAAGTATTCTGAAGGTAAAGCAGATCCTGCTGAGATATTAAAAGAGTTTGAAAAAGCTTATAATATTAATCTCAGTGAGGATATGGGTCATTGGTATTTTGAGGAAGTTGATGAGCATATTAAAGAACTTACTAAAGTCTATAATGCTATACCAACAGGCTGGAAATTCCTTGATGAAAAGATTGAAGGTGGTTTATTTCCAAAGTCTCTTTATTGTTTAGTTGGTCAAGTCAATATCGGTAAGAGTATTTTCTTAGGCAATATTGCTGCCAATATGGTATTAAAGAATAGGAATACTCTTCTTATATCTTTGGAAATGTCTGAGTTTATGTACGCTAAGCGTATTAGTGCTCAGCTTACTCAAATTCCTCATCATAGCCTTAAGTTGTATACAGATGAACTTAAAGATCAAGTTCGTCATATTGAAAAGCAATTAGAGAGTAAGCTTGTTATTAAAGAGTATGCTCCAAAGACAGTAACAGTAAGAAACCTTGATGCGTATGTATCTAAACTTGCGCATAAAGGATTTAAACCTGAAGTAATTGTTATTGATTATATTAATCTTTTAAAGCCTACATCTAAAAATCTTAATTCGTACGAGTCTGTAAAAGAGATAGCTGAACAATTAAGAGCTATGTCATTTAAGTATAATATTCCTATTGTTACTGCTTCTCAGCTTAACCGTGGAGCCTTTAATACAGCAAGTCCTGGTATGGAAGGTATTTCTGAATCTATTGGACTTGCAGCAACATGTGATGTGATTTGTTCGTTGTGGCAGGAAGACGAAGATAAGGAACTAGGTATTATCAATCTAGGTATGCAAAAGAATAGATTCGGGGCTAATTTTGGCAGCTGCGCATTTAAAGTAAAATACGAGACTCTAACTCTTAACGAGGTTAGCGCTGATCATTTTACTACTGAAACACCTCAACAGGCGGTTAGCGATGCCCAGAGTGCCTTACAAAGCTTATCAGAGCCTTGATAAATGTTACAATATGTAGTAAATAAAGCTACATATATGTTTAATGAAAAGGTATTAGATGATTTCTTATCTAAGAATGATCCGCTAAAGCAAATTTGTACAAAGGAGTTTATACTCGGTGTATTTAAATTTGGTTCCTTTTTATCTATCTTACATAATAAAAGGTTAAATCCTTCAGCAGTATTTGTTCTTATACTAGAAAATAGAGAAATAAGAGACTTATTCGTTGATGTCACACACGCAGAAAATGCTAAAGAAGCTCTACTTGGCCTCTTGCAACTTTATCCACCGCTATTAAAATCTAAGAATACTAAACGATTATTCAAGAAATCAATATCCGGCAAAAAGTGACTGAACTAGAAAAAAGAATTTACAACAAACATTTAGCAGTATCTCGTTCCTTGCGTAATAAACCTTTTAAGCTTAAAGGTGATTTTACCGATTTTGAAAATAATTCAAAATATCCCTCTATTAAAAGATTGTGCGTTTTCTTTAACAAGTATCCAGATGTAGATATGGATACATATTTTATGGCTCCGTATAAGCTATATTCCGATACCGATTATTTTGATTTAGCTTATTTTGCTTCTCCTAGAGCTATTAAAGCATATACTACTTACAAGAATCAACTCTTACAAATGTCACCAGATAAACAACAGGCTGAAGTTAAAGACTCTTTATTGTTTATATCAAAATTCTGTTTATTGAATAAAATTCAACTGCATGATTATCCTACATTTAGACTTAAAGGTATGGCACCAGAATGGGTATATCATTTGAAAAGTAATAAAATAAATCCATATTCCCTGATGGAATTTCGAGGCATTTTCAATTATATAAATGAGATGCCCTTTGACGAAAGAGAGTTATTGCTAGGAAATTTCGGTAGAAACTATCTCGATTATAAGTCTCGTTATAATTCATCAACAACATTGAAACCTTTTCTTTCTGTAGCAGCAGAAAAATTAAAACTTTTTATAGATAAGAGCTTGAACTCCTCAAAATCTTATGTATAATACACACAACATAAACAACCAACCCAACCCAATAACCAAATGACACTAACTAAAAACCTATTCGCTGAAATTAAAGCTTCTCTTGCTAATAAGAATGAAAATTCTTATAAGGACATTATGAAGTTTGAAGCTGGTAAGACTTACCTTGTACGTCTTGTACCTAACATTAACGAGCCAAAGAAGACCATTTACGGCTATAAGCATCACAGCTGGAAGAGCCATTCCAATGGTCAGTTTATTACCTCACTCTGTCCTAGCACCTACGGTGAGAGCTGCCCTATTGATAACTACGTCATGAAGACGTACAATACTGGTACGGATGAAGAGAAGAAGAAGCTTGGAGAAATTTCTCGTAAGGAAAGCTGGATGGTTAACGCTTATGTTATTACCGATCCTACTAACGCTGAGAACGAAGGTAAGGTAAAGGTTATTCGTTACGGTAAGGAACTTGCTAAGATTATTAATAGTGCTATCGACGGTGATGACGCCGCTGAGTTTGGTG